AAAAAAATTTATTACGACGAAATTAAACAAAGAGCTGTAGCTAAATTTGTTCCTGCAGAAGATTTGATTGTTCCATATTATGCAACAGACTTAAAAGATTGTGAAAGAATTACCCATCTTGTGAAGATGTCTGAGAATGATGTTCTAAAACAACAAAAAGCAGGATTCTATAGAGATGTTGAACTAACTCCAAAACAACCTGAGAAAAGTCCAATACAAGATAAACTTAATGAACTTGAAGGAGTCAAACCTGCTGGAGAAAAAGAATATCAATATAATATTTTAGAGATGCACATTGATTGTAATCTTGATGAGTTTGAAGCAGAAAATACTGAAAAAAAAGTTAAGAAACCGTATATAGTTTCTATTGATGAGGGTTCAGGTAAAATTTTATCTATCTATAGAAACTATAATCAAGACGATGATACAGAAACTAGAAAAGAATATTTTGTGCATTACAAATTTTTACCTGGTTTAGGTTTTTATGGTTTCGGTTTGATACATATGATTGGTGGATTATCAAGATCTGCTACACAAGCTCTAAGACAATTATTAGATGCAGGCACTTTAGCTAACTTACCTGCTGGATTTAAGTCTAGAGGTATAAGAATTCGTGATGATGATCAGCCTGGAGAGTTTAGAGATGTTGATGCTCCTGGAGGAAATATTAAGGATCAGTTCCAAATTTTACCTTTTAAAGAGCCAAGTGCAACTTTATTTCAACTTTTAGGCTTTGTTGTACAAGCAGGACAGCGTTTTGCATCAATTGCAGACATGCAAATGGGTGAAGATGCTCAAAATAGAGCTGTTGGAACTACAATTGCTCTCTTGGAACGTGGTTCTAGGGTTATGAGTGCTATTCACAAGCGTTGTTATTACGCAATGAGACAAGAATTTAGACTTTTAGCTAAAGTTTTTGCAGATTATCTACCTCCTGTGTATCCATATGCTGTTACAAACGCAGATAGGTTTGTAAAATTACAAGATTTTGATGATAGAGTCGATGTTATACCTGTTGCAGACCCAAATATCTTTTCAATGTCACAAAGAGTGACGTTAGCAAACGAAAATTTAAAAATTGCAGCCTCAAATCCACAAATGCACAACTTGAGAGAGGCTTATAGACGAGTTTATGAAGCTTTAGGTACAAAAAATATAGATGCAATACTAAAACCAACACCACCTGTGGTTCCAGAAGACCCAGCAACAGAAAATGCCAAAGCCTTACAAATGCAAATGTTAAAAGCGTTCCCTGAACAAGATCATCAAGCACATATTATGGCTCACAGGGCATTTATGGCTACAAGAATGGTTCAAATTAATCCAATGGTCTATGCTTTAATGCAAGGACATATATCTGACCACATTGCACTTCAAGCTCATGGCGAAATTGGTGATATGGTTGAGAATACACCTGAATTAGCAGCACAAGCACAAACAGATCCAAAAGGTTTTAAAGTTTTATTCGATAGTATGGTAGCAAAAAGAGTTGCAGAGATTACAATGCAGCTTGCACAAGAAGAATCTATGACACAAAAAGGTGATCCATTAATTCAACTTAAACAGAGAGAATTAGATCTTAGAGCAATGGATTTACAAAGAAAAGCTCAAGAGACGGTAGTTGACCAGGAAAGAAAAGGAATGGAATTTGAAGAAAGATTAGACTTTGATAAAATGAAATTAGAATCTGCAGAAGATCAAGCGGGAGAAAGAATAAGAATTGCAGAAGAAAAAATAGATTTAGCAAAGGATAAGCAGAATGCTCCGAAACAACAAAAATAAAGTTAAAATTTTAAAAGCTAAAGGTGGCGCTGATGCATCGAAAGCTGATTTTGGTACAGGTGTATCTGCAAGAGATGCAAATATGGGTATGGCAGGTAAAACAGGAAAGCCTGATCCAAGTTTAAGAGGGGGAACAGGCGGAACTTCAAACACTAATGTCCAACAAACAAATCTAACAGTAAAAACAGGACCTGTTCAAGTTCCAACTATTGGTCCTTTGAGTTATGCCTTTAATAAAATTTCTAAATCTCTTTACGATAAAAAAAATTTAAAAGATGCTAGAAAAAATGATTTATTAGGTGGAGAAATGTTGACCACAGGTTCTCAACAGACAAAAAGTGCTACTTTAGATCGAGGAGAAAACACACAATTGTGTCCTGATGGCACTTATCCTCCGTGTAAAACACCTGCCACACAATCTTATGACAATGGTGGAGAAATTGTGATATCATCTAACGTAGATAAAAATTTATTATGATAGGTTTATTTTTTATTGGAATTTTTATGTCCATACTTGTTATGTATGTTTTATTAAGGGTAAGAGAATATGACAATAAGTAAAAAATCAGGGCCACCACCAAAGAAGGGACCTAACTCAAATGTGCCACCAATTAAATTTGGTATTGGGGGAATGCCATGTCCACATAGAGAGTCTACAGATAAAAATGTTTATCCTGGAAATAACAGCATACAAGTAAAAGGTTATAAATTTATAGGAGTAAAATAATGTTAACATGGTTACTTGATTTTATTAGAAGTGTGCTTTTTAAACCAAGAGTATACGAATCCAAAAAAACTTATGACCCAGATCCATGTTGGAAACACATGAAATTTAAAAAGGGTTGTCCAACTTGTAGAGCTTTAAATGACGCTTAAATACATAGGAAGCACGCTTGCTAAAAAGGTTTTAAAAAATAGACCTGAACTACATAAAAAATTTGATGACATTATGAAAAATGACGTAGATGTTACAGCATCTACTAATTCACAAACTCAACAAGCCTTGAGGATTCTAAGGGAAAGTGATGAATACAAAGAACTTACTTCTGCATTAAGCAATTTAGGTAAAAAGAGTTTAGGTGGTGAAATAGTCATAGAAAAAGGTGGCGATTACATAAAAGACTTGTTATAAGTTTTTTGTGTTTAAATTTCTAAATGACCAAGAGAAATTAATTTTTCTTTCTGGTATATTTGAAGGTGAGGGTACCTTCGGTAATTTTAAAGCAGGATTATACAGAGACGGTAAAGTTAGAAGAAAAATAGAAATATCAGTTGAAATGACTGATAAAGATGTTGTAGATTTGTTTCACACACACTTCAATATAGGTAACGTTTATGTACGAACTTTCAAAAATCATTATAAAACCTCGTATAGATGGAAGGTGTCAGGGCTAGAGGGTTTAAAAATTCTGCATTTAATGTTACCTTATCTATGTAAACGAAGACAGGAGCAATATTATGGCATGGTTCAATCTATTAGGGATGGCAGTAAAAACGGGAGCGCATATCTACTCGAACCGTCAAAAGACAAAACAAGCAATGTCGGATGCCCAACTGATGCATGCACAAAAGATGGCAGCGGGTGAGGAAGCTTACCAAGGCAAACTTCTTGAGGCCCGTCAATCAGACTATAAGGATGAATTTATTTTAATTATTCTCTCAGCCCCCGTATTGGTGCTGGCTTGGGCAGTCCTGAGTGATGACCCAACCGCAATGGACAAAGTAAAACTCTTCTTCGAATATTTCTCACAGCTCCCGAGCTGGTTCACAAATCTCTGGATCCTCGTCGTTGCGAGCGTTTATGGGATAAAAGGCACTCAAATTTTTAAGGGTAAGAAGTAGTTGAATCTGAAAAATAGATTAGTTATAACAACTTAATGAACTTTGATTTAGATACACTACAATCAGTAAGACATTACATTAAAAAACAAATAGACCAAGTCAAAGAGGATTTGGTGTACCATGTAGACACAATCGATAAACTCCAGTATTCTAGAGGGAAACTCAATGCTCTAGAAGCGTTGCTACAGGATCTAAAAGACCTGCAGAAAAATGAGGAGAATATCGATGACGATAGTAACACCTGACACAGGTTTAGTTGGTGTCAAAACAAAAAATGGTGAGGCTGCACCTGAATCAAAAGAACAAGTCATACCCACAGATCCAGAGGGTATTAAAAAATATCTTGAACTAATACCAAAACCAGTTGGTTATAGACTTTTAGTAAGACCTTATGCAGGTCCTAAAAAAACTAAAGGTGGAATTCTTTTAACTGATACAGCAAACGAAACTATTCAGATGACAACCGTAGTTGGTCTTGTCGTTGAGATGGGAGATCTTTGTTATGCAGATAAAGAAAAATTTCCAAAAGGTCCTTGGTGTAAAAAGGGTCAATTCGTAATCTACGGTAGATACGCAGGTTCGAGATTTAAAACAAAATATGGTGAACACCGTATTTTAAACGATGATGAAATCATCGCAACAATAAGTAAACCAGAAGACATTCTGCATTTGTATTAAGGAGGAAACATGGCTGATGCAAATAAAAACCCTGAAGTTGATATTGATCTTGATGATGTAAAAGAAACAGAAGTTAAGGTTGAAGAAACTAAACAGGAAGAATCAAAAGAACCAAATTTAAATGTTGGTGAAGTTGATTTAGGTTATGCGGATCACAGCAAAGACAAACAAAAAGAAGAAGTCGATGTACAGGAGATCCCAGAAGAACAACCACCCGAAGATAAAACCTTCGAGAACGAAAGAGAAACTAAGTTAGATAAGAAAGAAGAAC